GAAATAATTGCAACACCAACTGTTATTGAAGTATGATTGTTTGAAACGTGGCTAGGGAATGCAACCCGAAAAGGCGATTCGTTACCGCCCTGCCAATGTTTCTTCTGTAACGACAACCGACAACGTAAGGTTCATATGCACTACTACCAGCATCACATTGGTGACTTTATCAAAGACACCTCATTTTTGACCAATGAAGAAGTTGGGATTTATCTCAAACTTTTATGGCTTTATTACGACACCGAACAACCATTGCCAAACTCATTGTTTGAGTTATCAATGAAAGTCAATGCCCGTGAACAACAGGATTCGCTCAATGGCATCCTAAATATGTTTTTCACATTACGAAACGACTTTTGGCATCACAATAGATGCGATAAAGAAATTTCTCATTACCATCAACAACTTACAACTGCTTCCAAAGCTGGAAAAGCATCTGCCGCTAAACGAGCATTAAACAGAAACTCAACGGGCGTTGAACGGGCGTTGGATTTATGTTCAACAGACGTTCAACCAACCAATAACCAAGAACCAATAACCATTAACCAAGAACCAATTAAAGAGCGCACAAGAGGCTCACGCCTCTCTGCTGATTGGGTTTTGCCAAAGGAATGGGCAGACTGGGCTAAACAGGAAAGACCCGATTTAGACTTGCGGAGTGTAGGAGAGCAGTTTAGAGATTACTGGAGCGCAAAAGCGGGTTCAGGCTCTACAAAGTTGGACTGGCAAGCAACATGGCGCAACTGGGTAAGAAACCAAAAGATGCTGTTTAAACATACTGACCTTGCAAAACAGACAGTACCATCAAGCTCACAGCGTGACCCTGCCCTTGCAAAACTTGACGAAGATTACAAGAATGCCAAGCCAAATCCTGAAATACTTGCCAAAATCAAAGAAGCATTAAGGGGTAAAGTAGCATGACAAAACATGAAGCCAATCGACTACTGGACAGACACAAAGAAACCAAGGAACTTAGCTACGCTGACACCACAAGAGCGCTTAGAGCTACTGGAGACTTTAAAACACATGGAAGCAAAAGAGTGGATAACCCGATTCTTGAGGCAATCCAAAAAACTGGGGCAGAAAGGCGCTTCTATATGGTGGTTGCAGACATTTCAAGATATAGAGAAAAGGCGCGGGACAAAAGCGGCGAATGAGTTACGTTGGCGCATGAATAACATCAAAGGAAATAAATGATTTATATTGGAATTGATGCTGGTTCAGTTAATGGCGCACTTGGGGCAATAGACCATGATGGGAATTATGTCGAGTCATTCATGATTGACCACAAGGACAAGCACATACTCGCCCTTGTTTTCAAGAGTCGCATTCTGTCTATTGTTGACCCTAAAGAGGGCGCACAGATTTGCATGGAACAGGTACACGCTATGCCTAAACAGGGCATTTCTTCAACATGGAATTTTGCGAGAGCAGTCGGGGTTATAAGCGCAGTTTGCGAATTGACTAATTACCCTTTTCACTTGGTAAGCCCTCAAAAGTGGAAAAAACATTTTGGGCTGACTGCTGACAAAAATGAAGCCCTTGCATTGGCTAGGAAACTATTCCCCAAAGCGCCACTAAAGCTCAAAAAGGACATAAACAGGGCAGAAGCCCTTTTAATCGCTGAATACTGGAGACAGTGCAATGCCTGAAGTTGACCAAAAAAAGGGCGTAGTGGTCAAATTTGACCCCATTGAATACGAGGCACTTAGGGCAATAGGTGACGGAAACATTAGCGAAGGTTTCAGGGTCTGCCTACGTTGGGCGGTGCATTTCCATGCTATCGGTTTGAGGTCAGATGACGACCTGCAATATATCGGTCTTTGCACAGTGGCAGATTGACACCTACGAGGGCTTTAAAGGTACTTTTTAGGCGTTATTTTTGTAAACCCATCAAAAGGTACATTGTTTGGCTTGCAGGGTCTTAAAAGTAGTCAAGAAAAAACCACCCGAAGGTGGTTGTAAGTAAGTGTTTACTAACTTAGTTAATAGTCACATAGTCGGGCGCATCTTCTCTTTCAAGGGCAACACATTCAATATTTGAACAATCAGAAATCATTGCTTTAATGTCTGCAATTAAAAAATTGAAGTGTTTAATGTCTCCATCATTATTGTTAAGTGTTGCCAAAAGAGCAAAATCACCATCATCACGGAAATAACCTATTGAAACTGTTTTCATTTTTAACCTTTCATTTTCTGAGAATAATTTTTAAGAGTAGGGCGATTGTTGCGTATATCATGCCATTTCCAAGATTAAAAGGGCATCGGCTTTGCATTGGTCGACCTCGGCACTGTTTAAACGCATTGCTAGTTCTTCTGATAACTGGATGGCTTTTTGGGCTTTGAAGTCATCAGGCGCAGTAATGGCGAGGATTAGGGCTTGAGTTAAGGCTTGAGAGTTGGTCATTCTTTCACCTCGTTTTTGTTAAGTATTTCTAGAATGGCTTGCACTTGCTCGGGTGATATGGTCATCCAGCGGGTTTGACCATTGATAGAACGTAGCTGAATATCCGCCTGACGTTCGCCTAGTTTTTGCACTTCTTTATCGTAGTAAGTCATGCGCCCACCTTTGAATTGTCAAAACAAAAAGAAAATCCCAGTCCGTCTGAACTATCGCCAAAGCGCATATTGTTTAAATCCCAATCTAATTTGTGTTTTTCAACGAGTGCTTTAACTGCCTGAAAATGGGAGACTTCATAAGAATGTTCATGAGGGTATGAGATAGTGACATTAAACCCCTTTTGTTCACCATAGCCCACTGTATAGGCTTTGATTCGTGAACCCTTGGTATTAGTGGGCGGAATATATTTTGTGTGAATTGCGATCATTTTTAAGCCTTTCAAAATCTTGCAAAAGTGCAAGCCCAAGGGCACAGAATGCCCAAGGGTTTGAACTCTTAGCTATGGAATTTACCGCATTCTAAGAATTCATACTCGTTACAGATTAAATTATCGTCAATAGAATCATCAGATAATTGGCTTTCCATGTCATTACGCCATCCAATGAAACCCGCCCACAATGCCGAATCAAAGGCAGTCTTGGCGCATCCAGTGGCTTTGAATTGGTCGTAAAAGGTCATCCATAGGTCGCAGTCTAAGTAATACCCAGTAGGCATATTGTCCCGATTAAAATCTTTAAGTTTCAAGCCCCTGAAATTGCTATTGGCTAACTCTACCGAATAACTGGGCGAAGAATAGGGCGAGACTTGCCAATTCTTTAGATGAATGCCGAAGTGATTACAGAATTCTTTTATAGAATCTAGGTTTTCGTCTGACCAAGCAAAATCTAGGTCTTTTCTGTACCAATTTCGAGCAGTTTCTTTGGCACTATCGGACAATTCTTCAAATTTAAAAACTTCTATTGTTTCTGTTCTCATTGTTTAAGCCTTTCAAAGTGTTGATTAAAACCCTAGACCAAGCAATACGCCGATATAAGCCCACACTGCCAAGCATAGGATTGTTTGAATTATTGGGACAATGTAGTGTTTCATATTAAAGCCTTTCAAATAGTGCGACAATGCACTGATAAGCCCGTGAGGGCTTACCGCTAAACTGTCAGGCTGCTGTGAGTTTGCGAGACTGCCAAAAGTGATAGCCACGCTCAAACAGGTCAGGAAAGGCCTCTACGAGTTTTTGGCTATTACCCCTGTCTGCTACTGCGTAAGCCTCTGCAATGGCCCTTGCAAAGCTTCCGTGCCTGCCAGACTCTAGTTCTTGGCAAGCGTAGTACAGGTCGTCTGTGGTGAGGTAATTGTTTGTCATATTGAAACCTTTTTAGTGTTGACGAAAATGTAAGAATTTTAGACCCTTACATATATATACATAATAGAATCGTGCCATATAAAAATGATAAGAGCTAAGTCATTGATTAAAAACAATAAAGTCCAAACTAGTATTTACCCTATGCTGTATCAATACCCAGTGTTTTTACCCCTAAATTCCACATACTGAAACAGTCCCAAACAATCCCACATTGTGAAACCTAATTTATTGAATTCAGAATTCTGAATGTATTGATTGACTAGGCAAGATGTATGCCTGAAGTCCCTACGGAATGGTGCTGTAAACCCTTATGCAATATAGTGCAGTGCATTATTGTGCATGGTCATTACCCGTCCAGTCGGTCGGTTAACTCATTCCGCATTATGAAACGTGTTTTATGTTAGTTGGTGCTTACTTTGATGGGGGGGAGGGGTGGTGTGTGGTGATGAAATATTTGTGTACCCTCCTCTGTACTGGAAAAGCCAAATGTAGTGTTTAACAACAAGCAATGGCTATCTGGATTAAGGAAGAAGGTTGGTTGACGAACAGGAGTAGACACCCGTGAGTGGGTGTGTCCTTTTAAAGGAGAGCCTCTCGTTTATCTAAGTTAGTGATGACTGTCAGATCGATCACTCCACGCTACAAGCCCCGTTCAAGATGTGAGTCTTTACTTGAGAACTACATGGTTCACTACGTTTATCCTACTTGGTCGGCTCAACCGCATAGAGGGGTGGGTGATGCCCCCGTTTGAGTCCACTATACAAGAAAACAATTCTCGTGTAAAGTATGTACTAACTTCCAAGACGCATGGAGACTGACAATGGGTTAGCGCCGTTGACAGTTGTTGTTTAATTGAGTTGTGACACACTGCTTTATGTGAACAGTCTCCAGCCGTGTTGGTGAATGCACAGACTGATGTGCTAAGGCGGGGCGGTGTAGGGCGGGAAGCCTGAATACGCGCTGAAAGGTGGCGGTTAATACCGTGAGAAGCCACCCAACGGTTGTAGATCAGTACCAGCCACCAACAACCTCTTCCTGATTGGATAAAAGATGAACGTAGTAGATGCACTCCCTGATAACCTGAAGAAAACCAAGGGTCGCCCAAAGGGTTCAGGTAAATTGACTATGGCTAAATACGCTGATGCCAAGCCATTAGCTATGTTGCCTAAGACTGAGAACCAAAGGGTCAAGGAACTCAAGGAACTCCTGATAAACAGTGCTGGAGTCAATGTTGTACAGAAGACTGTTCAGATTGCCCTTGATGATGACCACCCTGCACAGATGGCGGCGTTGAAGCTATGTATGGATAGGATGCTTCCTGTTACTCTGTTTGAAAAAGAGGGAAAACAGCGTTCAGCAATTACAATCAATATTACGGGTATTGGTGAGATTTCCCATGCACCAGTAGTTGACACAACTGACGCTCAAGACGTAGAATTTAAATAACCGTCCCATAGGGCTTTCAACACGTTGCGGGGTGCGTGTGGTTAAACACCCCAATCCTTCTGAAAGAGGAATATGGAACTTAAATGCAATATATGCAATCGGTTATTGCCGACTGACAATTTTCACAAATGCAACTCTATAAGCAGGGGTTATCAATACAAGTGCAAAACTTGTGTTACTGCTTATGACAAAACAGTTGATCGACTTGCTTATCAAAAATCAAAAGTAAAAGACTGGCGTGAGTCAAATCCAGAAAAACGTAATGAGCAGAAAAAACGTCATTACTTAAAAAACAAAGAGAAAATTGACCAGAAAGCGAAAGATTGGTATAACAACAACAAGGATAGGTCTAAAGCAAATGCAATACTAAGAAAGTATGGCATAAGTATTGATGACTTTAACCAAATGAGAGAAAGCCAACAATATCGTTGTGCTATTTGTGGGCAGGGAGAAGAAAAGTTTGCAAAGGGTTTATTTATTGACCATTGCCATAAAACAGGTAAAGTTCGTAAGCTACTTTGTGCAAATTGCAATGCCGCAATTGGTATGCTTCAAGATGACCCACGACTTTTGATGATTGCCGCCGAATACATAAAGGAATTTAATGGCTGATCTGAACTTTTCGTTATTGCCGTGGCAAGAGGAAGTTTTTAAAGACACATCGAGGTTCAAGGTTGTAGCGGCTGGTCGCCGCTGTGGTAAGTCTAGACTTTGTGCGATTACATTGTTAATTGAGGCTTTACGCTGTCCACAAGGCTCTGCTGTTCTTTATGTGGCTCCAACTAACGGTCAAGCAAGACAGATTATTTGGCAAGTCTTGATGGAACTTGGAAAAGAAGTTATCCAATCTGCACACATTAACAATCAAGACATAACAACAATTAATGGCGCAACCATATATGTTCGTGGTGCTGATAGACCAGATACCCTTCGTGGCGTGAGTTTGACTTATGCGGTATTGGATGAGGTGGCAGACATTAAGCCAGAGGCTTGGGAGCAAGTTATTCGAGCCTCTCTGTCAGACAGGAAAGGCAGAGCCTTATTTTTGGGCACTCCAAAAGGTAGAAATTGGTTCTTTGATTTATTTAAATTGGGCGAAAGTGAATCCGACCCTGATTGGAAATCGTGGCACTTTACTACTCAAGATAATCCGCTTATTGACCCTACTGAAATTGAGAGCGCAAAGAAGACCCTATCAAGTTTCGCCTTCAAGCAAGAGTATATGGCAAGTTTTTCCAATGCTGGCTCTGATGTCTTCAAAGAAGAATGGATTAAGTACGGAGAAGAGCCTGAGTATGGTTCTTACTTCATAGCTGTTGACTTGGCTGGATTTGAGGAAGTAGCTAAACAGGCGGCTAACTCGAAGAAAAGGCTAGACCAGACTGCCATTGCTGTTGTCAAAGTGACTGACGAGGGCAAATGGTTTGTCAAAGAGATTGTTTTTGGGCGTTGGGACATTCGAGAGACTGCCGCTACGATTCTGCTGAAGATGCGGGAATACCGACCTTTAAGTGTTGGAATTGAGCGAGGTGCGTTAAAAAACGCTGTTTTGCCGTATTTGTCAGATTTAATGCGGAAAAATAATGTATATTCCCACATAGTTGACTTAACGCATGGCAACAGGAAAAAGACTGACAGAATTATCTGGAGTCTCCAAGGAAGGTTTGAGCATGGGCGTATTGTGCTGAACTCTGAGGAAGATTGGGATGAATTCAAAGATCAACTTTTGATGTTCCCCGCCCAAGGTGTTCACGATGACTTACCTGATGCTCTCTCCTACATTGACCAACTGGCTGTGACCTCATACTTTGTTGATGACCAAGAAGATGAGTGGGAGCCTTTAGACATAATAAGTGGCATCTGACATGAATTTTTTGTTTGACAAAAGAATGCAACTAGATTTGTTTGATAACTCAAGCAAAACTTGCTATTCCTGCAAACAAACAAAAGCTAAGTCAAATTTTCATCTGCACAAAATGATGCGTGATGGTTGCTTGAACATATGTAAAGTCTGTTTTTATGAAAAATCTAAAGAACGAAGATTGGCAAATCCAGACGAAAGAAAGCAAGAACGTGACCGCCTAAGAGATCGTCTTGGTCACATGACAAGGCAAGAATATTTTGAAAAACGACTTTTGAATGCCAAAGGCAGAAAAGCATCAAGCAATCAATATGCTCATAGAAGAAGGTTAAAACTTGAAAAGTTTGAGTTTACGGAATTAGATCAATTTGTTTTTAATGAAGCAACCAACCTGAAAGAGTTACGAAAAGAAGCAACTGGTTTTGATTGGCACATAGATCACATTGTTCCTCTAAATCATAAAAATGCTTGCGGTTTGCATAACGCTTACAATTTTCAGGTTGTTCCAGCCAAATGGAATCTAACAAAAAGACATTCCAATATGAATAAATATTTTGGTCAGGGGATATAAATGGCAACAGACAAACAAGTCAAGTTAGAACAAAACGAGTTTTATCAGCCTACTGAAGCTGACGAAGAACTTACAGCATTTGTTACTGACCACTGCACTAAGTGGCGTGACTACAGAGATACCAACTTTCTTCCTGATTGGCTGGAGTATGAGCGTATCTTCCGTGGTCAATGGGCTTCTGAAGATAAGACCCGTGAGTCTGAACGTAGCAGAATCGTAACTCCTGCTACCCAACAAGCAGTCGAGACTCGCCATGCTGAAATCATGGAAGCTATCTTTGGTCAGGGCGACTTCTTTGACATTGAGGACAACATCCAAGACGTTAATGGAAACCCCATTGATGTTGAGATGATTAAAGCTCAGTTGATGGAAGACTTCAAAAAAGACAAGATCAGAAAATCTATCGACCAGATCGAATTGATGGCTGAAATCTATGGAACAGGTATTGGCGAGATCATCGTCAAGACTGAGAAAGAATTTATTCCTGCCACTCAACCTATTCCTAATCAGATGGGTCAAGCCGCTATTGGGGTGATTGAGAGGGACAGAATTGGCTTGAAGATCATGCCTATCAACCCCAAGAACTTCTTATTTGACCCAAATGGGACATCGATTGATGACTGCATGGGCGTGGCGATTGAGAAGTATGTCTCTATCCACAAGGTTGTGGCTGGTATTGAAAAAGGCATCTATCGCAAGGTAGACATCACGCCCACCTATGAAGATACTGACTTAGAGCCTACCCAAGAGGTTAGCCAGTACCAAGATGAAAAGGTTCTTTTGTTGACGTACTACGGGTTAGTTCCCCGTGAATACCTCAACAACATGGAAGAGAACAAGGACATTGTTGAGTTGTTCCCTGAGAATTCAGCGGCTGAAGACTACACCGATATGGTTGAAGCCATTGTCGTGATTGCCAACGATGGTTTGTTGCTCAAGGCTGAAGAAAACCCATACATGATGAAAGATAGACCTGTAATGTCTTACCAAGACGATACAGTTCCGAACCGCTTGTTGGGGCGAGGCACAGTGGAAAAAGCCTTCA